TGATGGTCGTCGGTGCGTTGTCCAAGTGCTACGCGCAAACCATCGAATGTGCCAGCGCCTGCACCATCACGCTCGTTCACACCAATACCGGGCCGTTTCACATGAGCGCTGAGGATGGCGCCGCACTCGGTGGGCTAATTGTCTCCGTGTGGGTATCGGCCTTCATCGTCCGCGCTTTGATTCGCACCGTGAGAGACAAAGGCACTGAGGAATGAATCCATCGGTAAGGGCGCCAGCGTTGTGAAACGTCGTGCTCTTATCGCTGCGATTTTGCAGCTGTAGTTAAGAAGGAAAAACCATGTTTAAAAACCTGAAATTGATGGCCGCCGCACTTTTCGCAATGATCGCAGCGATGTCCATGCAAGTGGCTCACGCCGCACTGGACACCGCTGTGGCCACGGAAATTGCAACCGCAAAGACTGACGTGATCACCCTCGGTGGTCTGGTGTTCGGCATTGCCGTCGCCATCGTTCTGTACAAGTGGTTCAAGCGCGCCCTGTAAGCGCTGTTTGAAGGGTGTGTCTTACCTCACGGTAGGGCGCATTCTTCAAACCGTTGGAGGCTCTATGTTCTTGTGCGAAGTAATGGAGGAAATCATGGCTGACGTAGCTGGTGTTTGGGTGTTGGTCGCGATCCTGGGGGGCGCATGGATCGTATTAAACGGGTAGTCGTTGCCGCGTTGGCCGCGCTCGCTTCGCTGCTGCTGGTTGCTCCGCCTGCAGCTGCCGCCTTTCCCGCAACCATGCAGATAACAGGCTATCGGCTCGGGCAGGACGGCAACATTGTGTACCCCACTGCACAGGTGGCGTGTGATGCGTTCGCCCCTGCTGGCGGAAACGGCTCTACCGGCGTCTTGTATAACTTTGACACTGTGCCCAACGCGCACAACGGCTATTCGTCCTGCAAGGCTATGCGCGATGGCGAACAGAAAGCCAACATCGGGGTGTATTACATTCCGGGGCCTGTTGGTTGTCCCGCGAACAGCACGCTCTCAGGCGGGCAATGCACGTGTACCGCCCCGCAGGTACAAAACGGCACCAATGATGGCTGCACAGCGCCGCCTCCCTGCCCTGCCCTCGGTGCAAGCTTCTCCGGGAGCACTTCCTCCTCACAGTATTCCGGCTCTGCCGGTTACGGCGGTGGGTTGCTATGCAACGGGGGGTGCAAAGCCTATCCGTCCGCCAGCTGGAAAGCGCCTGATGGGAAGTGGTACGCAACCGGGCCATTAACCTCCGTCGGGTCGAATGCCACATGCTCGACAACGCCTGCACCCGGTGGCAGTGACACGCCCACCGCCGAACCGCCGCCCGTGGCTTGTTCAACCGGCAAGTGTCCTGGCACCGTCAATGGCATAAGCGTTTGCGTGCCCTGCTCTTCCGGCAGCACTGGCTCCACACCGTATCAGGATCAGACCGGGGAAGCTCCGACCGGGGGCGACTCACCCACCGACACGCCGACCGGCACTACCACGTCAGGCGGCACTACTAACACCACATGCACCGACACCAGCTGCACGACGACCTCCTCCACCACCACCACCGGGACCGGTGGCAACGCTCAGACCGTCACGGCCACCAAGACCGAGTCCAAAGACGATTTCTGCACTCGAAACCCGCGCTCGCCGTTGTGCGTCACGTCGTCCTTTAGCGGCTCCTGCGATGGCGGGTTTGTTGGCGAAGGTGATGCCCTGCAGAAGGCAACCGCTGAGGCGGTCAATAAGACCCGCTGCTTACTCGATCCCGGTAACGGCCTCGATGGCATCAAGACACAGCTACAAAACGGCACGTTCGCCGCTGATTTGCCAGTGGTTGCTAAGACCGTGTCGCAGTTTGATCAAACCAATCCCTACGGCAATTCATGTCCGGCTGACGTCGTTGTCCAGATGCAGTCGATTGGCACGTTCACGATCCCGCTTTCACAGATGTGCGTGTACCTGCAGCTGCTTGGCTACATCGCGCTCGGTGTCACGCTCATTTCATCAACGATCTTCGTGATCAAGGGATTTAAATAATGCCGTTACCTGCTGTACTCGGCGCTGGCCTAGCCGGTGCAATCGTCGCGGGCCTAGCCTCCGGCGCTGCTCAGATTGTTCTAAAGGTGCTCGCGACACTGGGCTTTGGGTATCTCACTTACGTGGGCGTTGACATGCTCGTTAGTCAAACCTCTGCTCAGGTGTTCACCCTCATGGGAAATTTCCCACCGCTTGCAAAGTCCCTCATTGGCGTCTTGCAGATCGGCACATGCATGAAAGTCATGTTCTCGGCCATGGTGCTGCGCCTGTCCGTGATGGGCTTGAATGAAGGCGTGATAAAGCGCATGCAGGTCGTTAACGGGGCGTGAGATGCTTGAACTAAACACCGGCCTTCCCGGCAACGGCAAGACCCTCTATACGCTCTCCACCGTTGAAAAACGGCGCATCAAGGAAGACCGTGCCGTTTACTACTTCAACATCAAGGAAGTCAAGCTAGAGGGCTGGACGGAGCTCACCGAGGAACAGGCTCGCAAGTGGTACGAATTGCCGCCGGGCGCATTGATCGTTCTCGATGAAGCACAGAGGCTCTTTCCGCCGCGTCCCAACGGTGCCCCCATCCCTAAGACTGAGTCGGAGCTGCAGACGCATCGCCACAAAGGATTCGATATCGTCCTAGTAACTCAAGATCCGGGCATGCTGCCTGCGCACTTGAGAAAGTTGGTAAACGTCCACCGCCACATGATGCGAAAGTTCGGCACCAAGTGGGTGACGGTGCATCAGTTTGAAGGTGTTCGTGAGAACGTCGGTAAGTCGCGCAAAGACTCGATAGAAACTCAGTGGCGCGATGATGTGACCATGTACGACAAGTACAAGAGCACGGAGGTCAACACTCAGAAATTTCGCGTCCCGCCTAAGTTGATCTTTGCCGCACTACTCCCCTTTGCGCTTATCGGAGGCGCGTATTATTTTTATCAAAAGCGGCTTGCCACGCCTGCCCCTGCTGTAGCCACACAAACCGGCTCGGCCGCGTCAGCCGCTGGCGGTGTGGGTACTGCTCAGGCTCAGAAGCGAACTTACGATCTAGTGGCCTTCCAGCCTCGAATTGAAGGGTTACCCCACACTGCCCCCAGGTACGACGAATTAACCGCGCCTGTGCGTGTTCCAACGATTGCAGGCTGCGTGTGGTTTGAGGCAAGCAAGCGGGGCCACTGCTACACCCAACAGGGCACCCAGACTTTCCCATCCCCCGACTTCATCAAACAGTACATCGCCAAGGGCATGTTTGAAGACCATGAGCGCGGTCCCGCTGCCAATCAGCGCCCCGAGTCCGACAAAGGCCCCGATGAATCCAGACCCCTGACTCGTCCACCTGTTACTGATAGACAGTCTTCAGGGGGGGTGCCCGCAGGGGGGGGATGAAATCCCTCCGGGGTATGGGGTGCAACCCCATGGTGACTGCTGCGAAAACTACGGTCCGTGTGGGCGTCCGGCTTGCTGGTGTCGTCCGATTCGTAGTGTGAGTCCGAGTCCGAGTGTGCAACAACGTAGGAACGTAGGAACGTAACAACGGAGAGTGAGGCCCGGCATCAGCAAGCCGGGCGCCGGACGCGCGTAGCGCGGCCAAGCGACCGGCTAGATTTATCCAGTAAACACTTTGGTACCTAGTACCGAAAAACGATCAGAAATAAAAAATCCCCGCGAAGCATTGCAGTGCTCCCGGGGACATGACAGAGAAAAAGGGGTTCCCTGTGATTCGTATTATCGACGGTGTCGCCTATGAAGGCAAATCAGGCTCTAAATTCCGTGTCCGCGCCTACGTGATGGGTGATCACGTCGAGGTCAGCGCCGTCCGCAACACGGAATGGACCGAGTTAGACCTCTCACCCACCGCCATGGAGCATCTGCTCGATGCCATCCAGCGCAACAAAGACGAAACCGCCGATGAGCGCGCTCTGCTCAAGCTCAAAATCGCCGCCAATAGGGCAAAAACCCGCGTCAGGCGCCTCTGCAAGATGATGGGGGCCGATACCCTGCTCACCCTCACCTACCGCGCCAACATGCAGGATCTGGACACGGCTAAGGCGCATCTGAAGGCTTTCAATCGGCGGATGGAGGCGATACACCCTGATTTCAGGTTTGTGGCCGCGTTTGAGAAACAGGAGCGCGGTGCCTGGCATATTCACATTGCTACTGCTGGCCTGCCGCAGTCGTTCACTGTGACTACCGCAACGGGGCAAAAGGTCAAGCTGAAGTCGTTCAACATGATTCGCGCCCTCTGGAGGCGTACAACAGGGGACCTAGGCGGCAATATCGATGTGTCGAGGCGAAAGGCTCGGAGTCGTGACACTGCTGCGAAAATCGCGGCGTATTTGTCCAAGTACGTGACAAAGGATTTCGCTACAGTCGCTGCCGGCAAAAACCGCTACGCCTCTTACGGCACCGTCAAAGTGATCGAGTCCACCGACATGGGGTACGTCGATAGCGTCTTAGAGGCGGTCGAGGTCTGCTACTCTCTCATAGGGCATCGGGCAGTCTTTGACCAGCACTTGAGTCGATGGGCCGATTGGTTCTTCCTGCATGCGGAGAGTCCTGCGGCAACAAAAAACCCCCTTGGTAGGGGGTAAGACTTGTTAACAAAAGTAGTATCGTGCGTCTATAAAACTACACGTTTTATACATCGTGGAACATCAAATAGCGTCGTCCCAAAGATCGCGCTGAGGGATACGGCCAACACGGAATGCAGGCCCCCGCCAATCGCTCGCAATTGTTTTCCCAGTAGCTGCTCCAGCTGTTCACGCTTCAAACCCTTCGCAGAGTTGATCGTGGAGCGTACAAGCTCCTGCAGCGCGCTCTCCTGTGCAAATCCTGCAACCCGCGCCCGATCGCCCGGCGTGCACGTCCTGCGGCCTGCTTTCCAGTCCGTGAGGACAGTCTGCGGCACCCCCAAAAGCTTTGCGAGCTTGTATTCGCTACCGGCTATAGCGCCCGCTTTTTCGATTAAAGAAATCAATTGCTCATCAGTAGACATAGAACACACTCCTGTGTAGTATCTGTCCTACAACATAACATTGTGTTGCAAAAAAGACTTGTGTAGGAACACAGGACTTTACATCAAAGGGGGCACCAATGATCACTACTCGCACAGGCACGCCGGGTTCCGGCATGTCATTCCAAGCACTCCCCCCTGCCGAAAACTCCGCGCCTCTGGGTGCCCCCTTGGGCAACGACGGGCAGGGGGTGTGCACCTATGCGTACCACATCGCTGTGATGGGCACCGACTGTCTCTACAAACAGTCCGTCGAGGTCGTCTCGATCTCCCGCGCCCTTGCATTCATTCACCGCCAAATGATGCTCGGTAACTCTTGCTTGGTCACATGCAAATAGCGCTTCGCCTCATGCATCCGCGTGGGTGCATCGGGCGGCACGTTAGCCGCTAAACCTCAATCAAGCAAAAAGGAAAAATCATGACGTTCTCTTCAACAATTCAAGTGCTCAAGGTTGACAAACCAGAGGAAAAAAAATCGCCCAAAGACGGCTCCGTGTACACCGTGTACACCGCACAAACCGCGCTGCTCGATGACAACGGCGAACTGCTCAAAGTGGGCCGTATGAAGATTCCGGAGGACATGCGCGACAAGGTGAAAGTGGGCATCTTTCGCGCTTCGTTCTCGCTCGGTGTCGCACAGTGGGGGCAGAACAAAGGCGACATCGTTGCCCTTCTCACCGACCTCATGCCCGTTCAAGTCAAGCGCGCGCCTGCTGCTGCCTAACCATGCGTTGGCTACTTCGCACCTTCGGACGCTCCTTCGTGTGGAAGCTCGGCGCTATGGCCGCGCTGATGGTCGTCGGTGCGTTGTCCAAGTGCTACGCGCAAACCATCGAATGTGCCAGCGCCTGCACCATCACGCTCGTTCACACCAATACCGGGCCGTTTCACATGAGCGCTGAGGATGGCGCCGCACT